TTCTAGTCTATAAGTAGTGTCATACGCTTCGGCTGTGAAAATTATGTTAGAATCTAGTATAGAAGTTTTATTAAGATTTATGCTAGAAGCGCCTCTAGCTATTCCGTCTACGTAAAATCTAATAAATTTAGCTTCTCTAGGCTTAATGTCTAGAGTTATTACGTTTTCTGTACTAGGAACTAGAGTACCAGACTTTAAGTATGTATACTCACTACCTTTAAGATAGAAGCTATTATTGCTATATTCGCCAGCAACTAATACTTGATTTATGCCTATATAAAAAGGCGCCGTAGGTAGCCTTGCACCTATTCGTGAAGAACCGTCTACAGGAGAGTCATCTATAGTAATAGTGTTAGTTGTCAAGTTATACCCTGCAGGGCGACTGATCTCGTTAATTATAGGCTTATATCCTACAAAATTTCTAGGAGAAGTTGCATCATACTCTTTTTCTTGTATAGGTATTATTACTTGATTACCGCCTTTTATAGCGGTAGTAGAGGGTATTACATCTAATATGTTCTTATTATAATTAAGATCTATGCAAGAACTTAATCCTTCAACAGTAAAGGTTACTATACCAGTTGATATAGTAACAGCGTTACATAGTAATCTAACTTCTCCTATAGTAGATGTAAAACCGTTTTTACCTACTAACGTAGCACTTTTAAATGTAGTATCTTCGATAGTACTAGCATTTGCTGCTAAAAAGGTTAGGGGCGTAGTTGCAGTTACATTAGATATTAAGGTCACATCTAAAGGAGTTGATATATAATACTCAGTTTCAAACTTAGGTCCATAACCCTGTCTTTGAGTATTTGTACTAATAGCTCCATCTACAACTACCGTACCGTCTAATTTAGTTCTAGGAACGGCAGTTAAACTAAAATCAGGAGTAGGTGGTGTAGAAAAAGCACTTGGAATATCTGTATACGCAGTAGGTTCATAATTTATAAAAGTATCAGAATCTATATACACATCAGATATGTACTCTATAGCTGTTATCTCTATCTCTTCTGCCTTAGTATCGCGTCTAATATTAGTGACTTTAAATAGTTTATCTGCCATATTACTATAGAAGTTTATTGGATTTTTAATTTGTCCTAAACTCCATAAATCTCCAGCTTTTGGCATAACATTAGCAGTAAGACCAGTAGTAGAGATATCTTCATATGTTCCACTAGTTTTATTATATCTACGTAGCACATTGACAGTAGCTAAGTCAATACTATTATATACATTAACACTATTGCTAGTAGTAAATGCTGTGTTGCTAATTATATAAGTCTCAAGTCTATCACTAACCTGATTTAATACACGAAGAGAAAGAGGGTAGGTATTTTGCGTAAATACTTCATTACTAAGTGGTGGTATAGTATAGTGTTCTAGTGCTATGGCAGTAGCTGGAGTTTTTATATAAGTAGTAGCTGCTGAACTTGCTTCAAGCTGAGCTCCCCATATATAAGCAGCATCAGCAATAACTGCGCCAGAATCAGGAACATCTATTCTGCCAGTAACGGTAGTTGGTGTACTAGCAAAAGTAGCAGTAAAAGTATACTGCTGCCAACTACTAGTTAGTGGAGTAAGTAAACCTGAATAAAAACTTTCTGCAGACGAATCTCTTGATATATAGAGTGCAGGCTGTTTGCCTATAGTTGAGCCTACGCCTTGTAGCCATATAGAAATAGTATAGGTACGTTCAGTTGACGCCACACTATATGTAATAAAAGGATCTGTAGTAGTAGCTGTTATTGTATCAGCTGTTAAGGTTCCATTAGGCGCTGTAGAAGTATTACTAGTTATAGTTGCATTGCTTTTAACCCACGTTGCATCACTAAAATCTTCAGAATAAGTTACTAAATTGCGGTCTGATGATAACGCGATTTTACCACCATATCCATAACCTACCCCACTAGAGCGAGAAGATATAGATATAACATCTCCTGGCGCTAAGTGAATAGCGTCAGTACCTGTAGTAAAGTTAACAGTTCTGCGTTGATATCTGGAAGCTGCGATCTGGTATTGAGCCATGCGAACAGCTTGACTACGACGAGTAACTCCTGCTAAGTCAAGGGTAGCAATATTTTCTATATCTACGGTTTCCGAACCGCTATTAGAGTCAGCTGTATCTACACGTACTGTCTCTCGCTTAAAGTGGTTAGTAGGATCTATATAACTTACATCTATGCCTGTGTAAACATCGCTCTCTTTAGCGCCTGATATAGCAAAGCTACCTTGCTTTATTGTAGCCTCGTTAAACTGCATAACAGGATATTCACCAGGCATATCAACTGCCAGTGTTATTTTAGAACCTGAATATATTAATATACCGCGAAAAGTTGCAGCTATCTTATTAAGTAGGTCCATACTTTTTTCCTGATCTACTATACTAAGATCAGTAATGAATCTACGTTCTTTTATAGGAGTACCTTCTGGAACCCCACGTAAAGAATCTCTAATTGATGTGTACAATCCTCTAGGTTTATAACGATATGATCCGTCTGATAAACCATCTACTCCTATAAATTTACCAGTAGTAGGGTCGCAAGCATCACAGTACTGAGCTATTTGGTAAAATCTATATTTATCTATATTCTCTTGCGGTATACCTAATCCATAAGTTTGGTTAGTTAAAATATCATATATTATCCATACAGGGTTTTGCGTCCAAGAGTAGATAAAAGTTCCATCCCAAGTACCTACATATATTTGTGGGTTTACAGCTGTTAGTTTTGTACCTACCCCAGGTCTTTGTAGTGAATAACCATTCTCTACATAGCTATAAGCGCCTGTTTCTGGTAATTCTAGTTCTCTCCAGTCAATTTCTCCAGCTCGTTCTGCGTACACGTCTACGTTAGTATTATAAGTATTAGTTTTATAACGGGTAAGTACTGGCTGATTATAGTTACTAGGTACTTTAACTATCATTCCCTTAATCATAGAGGTAAAAGTTGGTATACCACCATTATGCTCATTTACAGCTTTTAGACCATAGCCTATGATCGCAGTTCTAGGATAAGATTGACGCTTATACTCAATTTCTACCCAGCCGATAAGACTAATAAAATCTTGTTTCTTAGAGCTTTCGGAATCTTGACTACTTTTTACTACATCAAAACGATAACCATTAGGATCTTGATCTGCAGGATCAATTCTTATCTCTATGCCGCGTCTATAAGGTTTATCTGTTTTACCTATAAAGTTTACTTTTATACCGGTACTACTTACCTGACTAGTCTTATCATCATTGTAGCTTACTGTTAGCGCAGTACCTGTACTATTATAGATTATTATAGTAGCCTGTGCGTTATACGGAGCAACATTACCCTTATCATCAGTTACTGATAATGCATCAACGCTAAATATAAATCTTAGCGCATCCCAAGAGTATGCACTAGTTTCTTGATAACTTACACTAGATTTTGGAGCATATACGGAAGAAGTTACACCAGCAGGAGGTCCGGATCGTAACGATACGGCACTAGCAAAGGCTTGTGGCGTAAGTATGGCTTCACCGAATACTGTTAGTGGCGCTTGAGTTACAGTACCAGTAGCATAGGCTACTACAAAGTTATCGGTATTAACATCTCCAGTAGTATACATGTTAATCAAGTCTTCTATATTAGAATCTTGTATCTGTATATCTTGAGGTCCGTTAGGGTTTATACGATATATAGGTCCTTCCCCTACAGCAGTAGTAAGAAATACTATATCACTTGAGAAGAGAGAGTTAGGACTGACTTTTCCGCCACCTTTACCCTTTGAACCTTCGATTACAGGTACTGAGATTCCTTCATACTGAACGTATTGTTTAGCTATAGTCATTAATTACTACCTTTATTTTATAGACCTACGGCGCTTACTGGTTTATCTATAGATGGGTCAGATTCTATAGTTTTTACATATCCAGATATTAATTGTCCAGCTACACGAACTAACCCATAGTTTATAGGTATAGGTATGCCACTGCTAGTAGTATTAACTAAAGAACCAAACATATCATTATCTCGTGAACTTTCTGCAGTTTTTGTTTTGGGCATGAATAACATAGACACACCCATTAGTGCCAGGTTAAGACCTACAGTACTTACTATACTACCTATAGACACCACAGTAGTCGCAGCACCAG